CACTTGTTGCTAGTTCACAGGAAAAGTGAGAAAAACCTGTTAGCCCCGAAGGACTCTAACTATTATACTAATAGAAAAGAAAAACACAGAATGTGTCCTTCGAAATTAACGAAAAATTTTGAAAATACCCGTTGGTAAGAGGGTAGTAATGAACTTATAACTTTAGAAAAACTTAATATTAAATCCATATTTACTATTTTGGATATTAAATTTACAGCTTAAATATATTATTAATTAATTTAAATTGCTAAAGAGGGTACGTACTAAGAAGTACGATCGATGTTTGTCAGAATTGGAACTCCAACAAGATAGGAAAGCGAAAAATCATCACCTGGTGCTTTCCAAAAGGAACTAAAAACTGAATTTGTAGTAGAAGTTGATGTACGCGGCGTCAGAGTGACACAGCATGGAGGAATATGTCCCTTAAGCATATTCTGAATATTCAAAGGTCTATCGGTCGAACTGTAATGAGTTGCAGGAGAAATGTGAGATACGTTGTAATAAGGTACCTCAAATTCAACTACACCTTCCACAGTGGGATCAACAATGATATTTGAAGATTCAGAATTTTGCACACTAGGACCTAACAAAGCTTTTGTTACTATATTTACCGATGAACTGAAATAGCCGACCAGTGTATTCATAGTATCTTGAATTGAATTAAACATTGAAATATCCCAGGAAAAATTACTTTTTACTCTACCACTAGAACCGACGACAGTTTCTGAAATCATTTTAAAACGCATTGAACCACGCCAAAAAGCGTAGAGATAATAATAATAATCTAGTTGTGAAAATTTTCGTGTTGTACCAACATTAGCTGGTGCAATTCGTTGAGAAAAAGGAGCTAAAACAATAGCATTTGCAGTGGCATCATCATTAAGGGTGATATCACCAGAACTTACTCTTCCAAATCGTTTGATTAATTGACGAATAGACATGATCTTCTCACCTACACAACAAGCCTCTGGAGACCAATTTGCGTAGATTTGATGAGTGTCTATTGATGGTGGGTGGATTCCCTTCTGAGCTTCATTCCTAGGAATTGCCTCATTAGCACCCATTAAGGACATTTGCGCTTTTGGTCGCACAACACTGTACTCCTGTTGAACCTCATTAGCGGAACGCTCATCAGCCAAAGCTGTAAGCACCCCACTATAAGGAACATAAGAAGGACAAGTTGGGTTAGCAAAAGTCAAATCTGGTCCACCATGAACTTCAACAATTGTATCAATTGCGGGATATACATTATTAGCAGCAACCAATTGATTCAATACTTCGACTCTGACAATACCTGTAACGGCATTGTACATTAAAGAGTTGTTAGTATCTAACCAAGATGATTCTGGTCTAATGCAATACATCCAAGGACGAGATGAAACATAAGGAACAGTAAATGACACTTCAGTTGAAGTCCGCAAATCAACTATCATTTTTTGAGTTTTAGAAACATCGGGAACACCAGTTGAAATTGTAGTATTAAAATAGAAAGGAATAAAACTTATGCGTAATCTACCAGAATGATATTGAGTTTTAACAAATTTGAAAGTGTAAACTATACTACCACGCCACATACCAAAACTATTTGCTACGTAGCCCATATGAGTTGTTCTAAATCTATCAGTTATTGTTGAAGAATAATTTTTAATTTTCATTGGAGTAACATAATTGTCCCACAATATAGAACCAGTTGTAGAACCAGTACCAGTTGAAGGCCAAGAGAAAGTATCCCAAAAGTTGGGAATAGAAAGAACATGAGAAAGAGCCATTTCATCTGAAGAAGTTCCAGATAAACCACTTTTAGTTTCAATTTCATTAGAAGAAGATAATGCTAATTTATGAGAAGTATCAGCACCATCATAGTTAGCCATTCGAACTTGACCACGCAATTTTGATTCACAAGGGAGACCTTGTACAGTTGGTTTAGAATAACCCAAAAGTTTGAAAATATTTGCTGCCTGCGCTGAAATCCATGCAGGTTTAGTGAAAAGATTACCAATAATAGGAATACGGGATAAAGTTGAAAGACCTTCAGAAATTTGACCAATGCCTGAAGATGTTGAATTGTTGTTTTTAAGTTGAGTCAATTCAGTACTCGACTGCGCAAAGATACGCGGGGGTTTCGTTTTATAGGAGCCTGATGTGTACATTTCACGGACTTCTTCTTGTGTCATCTTGCCACTTGCTAATTTGTTAGCAAGATTGGCAAAGTTCGGAGAAGAGCCAGTAAAAATTGCTGCACCTGTAGGATATTGAACGTCAACATCTTCCAAGTGAGCCCACACAGTATATTCAATACTCCCTGTACCGGAAACTTGATCTCTCAGTTGGCTATATACGCTTAAGTATATGGCGCCGAAAGACCCTTGTCCAGTAATTAGATTGTAATAAACATGGGGAGAGACATACGGAATTCGCATTTCGATTTCTGTCCCCACACTTATATCTAAATCTGTTCGTGGACACCCCGAGCGTCCTTGCGTAGTTGAGTTCACCAAAGCAACACGATTAGGCATATATTGCGCATACGGAAAGTATTGCAACATTAGCCGACCCTGTTGAAAAGGTTGAGAATTAAGCTGAACTTTAAGAACTAATGTAGCACGAAGACCGACAAAACCTGTCAGTTTCTCTTGATACATATTATTAGAAATTAGAGCTTCTGGAAAATTAGCAGTGTAGAGTTGAGAACCCGCCCCTTCTGGAACTATAGTTGAAGACCATAGACCAGTTGTAACTACAATGGGACGGGAGAGAAAATCAGTGACTGAGTGAATGCGTTCCTCCCGCGTGGTCATAGAAAGATAATCTGTTGAAAGATTAACAATATCAGGGACCGCGCTAGTTGTGGGAATGACGCCTTCACTTGCGAAATGAACAATTTCTTGCTGTTCACTTGTAAGATTTGAGTTTTCCATTTCTGGATTTTGAGAATTGTTTTGAAAGTTAGCAAGTAAATTTCTTAGCACTATCATCTACTTAAACGAATAGTGAGCATTCAGGGTTCCTGGATTTTTAAGGGGCTGCCTTTACGCATCCTGGAAGTAAACTTAAATAAGTAACGTAATTGTTAAGATAGCAGTTGTAAACTAATTTTAGCCTGAAAAATTTATTCAGCTTACAAAGATCACATCTTAACTAGTTGAAGAAATTTTCCGAATTCATTCGCATATCTAACAGGTATTCACCATATGTTAAAATGTGCGGAGGAAATCGAAATTTTCCTTCAATTTGGCGTATTTCTTTACAGAAATTGTCGAATTTACATCTGCCGTGTAACGCCATTTCACGAGCAGCAGTTTCCACATTGGTCATCAATATTTCATCCGGGTCAATTGTATTTCTTGTCCAATTAAGCATTTCATAGATCACTCGTTCTTCGAGTGGAGCCACAAAACGCTGCAATTCGTCAGAAAACACAAATCCCCTTTTGAGAAAATTGATTTCCTTGAGAGAGCGATATTTAACAATTTCACCAGTTTTACCCTCATCAGTATATGTATGAGCAATAGTAGCCAAAGCAGTTGCAATAGTTTGTTGATTAAACAAATCTAAGACTGCATGAGCAATATTTAAACCATTGTCGTCACCATAACTGATCATAGATACATACTTATGAAATTGATCCATACCAGAGAGTCCTTGTTCCTTCATCACAATACGCCATGACATTCGCATTACAATAGAATTGTAAATTGAATTGATTATAACAGTAAAGGGATTTCCAGATGGTTGGCTATGTGTCCACATGTAAACATTGTCCTCAAAAATATGAGTAGAATGTACAACATGTGACCACAAACCCAACCTGATTTTAGCATTTTCTTCACCATCATCATACATTCATTTACAATTTCAAGAATAGCCCATAGAATTTGCGCGTTCAATGAGCCATCAAAATTAGAAAAGTCACCAGCAATTACGGCTGAACCTTTCTCTTGTAAACGAAGAGCGATTTTATTCCAGTCCAAAGAATATTGATTAGTACCAACTGCGATTTCATTGTCGATACGATTGTGCATACACCAAGCGGAGAACCCAAGAAAGTATTGTCGAAAAGCCAGTACAAAATGTACTGGACATGCGGAAAAAACTCGCGTTTTTCCAACAGCTACTTTCTCGAGGTCACGCTTTTCATCCTTCAAAGTGTCAGAGCAATAAACACCACGAATGATGCCTTTTTTACAATCATTAATCAAATTCTTAACATCATTTTGCATTATCAGAGAGTCTTTGGAAACAAAATCGAAATTTTCATTGCTTCCAAGCCATTTTGTTTTGCCGGGTTTGCCATCACGTTGAAGAGAATAAGGAATTCCAGGGGAGGTCAAGCGATTAACTGAAGTCATATAGTCGTCATTTGCACCTTGCACAGCTTCTTCATAAGTCAGCACACGTCGATAAGTTGAAACATCTTTTCCGCAAAAATTTGTGCGAATCATCCTTCCAACATCATTAACACATGCTGCCAAATCTTCTTCATCCAAGAGTGTTGGAGTCACACCACATTTCTTCAAACCATTCATCATCGGATCGACCAAAACACCATTTATTCGCGTTGTTTTTAAAATTGCTGGAGCCATTGTTGCTGCCCGTAATTCACCATAAATTCGAGATTTAACCAAAGTTGTTTTCACAGCTTGTCCCAAACGTACAGATGATTTACCAACAGGCACAAATCCTCCTTCAGGCATTCGTGGATTAACAGACACATTCACCATATCATCAACAGCATATTCCATTTGTGCAACAGGTCCATGAATCTTTTCCAATTTTTCGATAGCAGTTGTCACGCGTTCAAAAGTCCAGGGGCAGGCATATGCGATACCTTCTTCATCACCAGCAATGTGCATACCAATCAGCTTCCGTGTCATTCTTTTGGAGAAAATACCAATCAACGAACCACAATCACCTTCAGCAGTTGAAACTCTATAAGTATAATATGAACGTTGCAAATAGGAAATTCCTTTTGCAACATCCAAATCAATCTCAATAGTTTTATCTACAGAAGTGATTTCACCAAACGTGTGATACATTCGAAGTAATTGTCCATTGCGCTTGTGAAACGTTGACATTGTTCCTTTCATTGAACCAGTTAGAATTTTCAAATCATCTTGCGTAACGATGTGCGACATGATGTTGCGATGGGGTTGACACATCTGCCTATGCAAACAGAACATAACACAATCTTGGTTTCCACCATTCATATGTTCCATTCTAATTACATTTGACGTCATTACAAATCCATATCCTTCTTTGCGTAACAAATAAGAAGCTGGAAATTGTATCAACTCAGTCACACCATCTTGTGTCAGACACACTGTTGTATCAAACAAATCACGCAACGCCATGCCTTCGATGAAATGATATGGCATAGAAGCCACCCACCCTTTGACAAAAGTCACATTTCCAATGAAATAAGCGTAATCACCACGCTTACACATCATTTTATATGTGTTTTTATACAAAAGATCAGTGACTAACATCAAAGATTGAGGATCTGAACAACCTTGCGCAACCGGAGCTTTTCCATTAACAAAACTTGCCAAGTATTCGGCATCACACTCCGTTGCATCATCTTCACTTTCAACCTTCACACGCACTTGTTTTTGTGTACGCACATCGCCACTCGCAGAAACTTCCGACTTCACATGCTTATCAGAATAAATACCCATTTTATGCTTCTTCATGAAATACAAAACACCATTACCCACTAAACTTCCAGCATACATCGTCTCAACATGCCTACGTTGATCATGGATATCCCATTCTGAGATAGGTCGAGATTCCACTTTCGGCCGAACCGTTCTTTGCGTTCGCACATCACCACTCGCCGCCAATTCCGTCTTTGGTCGCATTTGTTTAATTGTTCGCACATCACCACTAGCAGTGATTTCAGCACTGGGATGCACTTCGTCTTCCGCAACAAATGCTTGATACAAACCAAACATGGTAATCACAACACCAACAAAACCCAATAATGATAAATATGGATGATCATTCAAAACTTTAATAGCTTCTTCTTTCAAAGAAACTAATTTAGCCTTAAACAAATCATACACTACATTGAAACGATCAATGTATTTTTGCCAAATATTTGGTTTCACAGTATTATTTTTCCATGTGCGATATGCATCAAATGATGAATCCTTCAATGAATAATCATATTCAATTGCTTCCAATGTTTCTCCCGCTGAAATGCGAGTAGAAATATCAGAAGCAAAATCAAAATTACAATCGAAGAATTCATCATTTTCCATTTGAGCAACCGGTCGCGTAGCATAATTTTCCAAGAATTTCAATTTGTCCATGCTTTGTTGTTTCTTTGTTTTCCATTGTCCAGCAATCATTTTTGCAAAGTCTTCATAATTTATGGGAGCACCCACGGCCTCTTGATTCTTATTCATCTTTTGAAATTGATAAATTGACAAATCAATAGCCTTAGTTTGGTCAATCGTCGTGAGATCAAGACTAATTACGTCAACTTTTCCTTCTACTTTTTCGTACTTTCTATATTGTTCCTTTGGAGTCACAACATAGGCATTTTCATACATACGATTTTTAAAAGCATCAGGAAAAGTCAAAGAATTAATCTCAACTTGCATTTCATTTGTTGTGTAAAGCATCAATTCAGCTGCACTAAACGTATTCTTTTCTTGCAAAGCCGCCATATGTAGATGTTGAGGGAAAGTATTACAACTTCGAATTACTTCAAACAATTCAGGATTTCCAGTCACGCGGTCATCTTTCTTCTGGAAAGCATCATCATAAATAACAATCTTTTGTCCTTTATAACCGTCCCAAAATTCAGTTTCAACTTGACGAGCATAAACTTGATGTTGATAATCATCCGCTGTTTTTAAACCCATTTCGCGTAGCACATCAATACAAAGAGGATAAACCATCTCTGTTTTACCAATGCCAGAAGCACCACACAACCACACACAAACAGGCTTCATTCGTGGACCACCACCTTTAATTGGACTAGTTGATACATACTCATAAAGAGAACGAGCAGGCATCAACATTGTGGTCACCAACCTGTCAGCTTCACGGGATAGCAATTTGTCAGCTTTGAATTCCAAACCTTTCTTCCACAATTGTTCGACTTCAGCTGCAACAACTACATCAACATCAATTTTATTTCGTTCTTCCAAATCAAGATATTTTCTAATTTTTGAAGCCCATTCATCAATTTCAGTGTAGATACCAGCAGCAGCACGCAATTCCTCACGGGATTTTCCAAGTACCATCATTTTAATTGATTCATGAGCAAGATTCCAATATTCAGTCGTAAAGTCGTAAATTTTTTGAGCACCAGCATGTGCTTTAGGCAACCTGTCCAAACGCATCAAATATGTGTCCCAATCTTGTTTTCCAGGAATCTTTTTCACGCAAATGAAAGCCAAAACAGCAAATAAAATTTTTCCACACGTTTGAAAAGCCGAGCTATAGATAATTTCTTCAGTTTCCATTTGAGCTGTAGGGCGTCGAATTTGTGCAATTAAATCTTTGACCATTTCAATAATTTTGTTATGCATACCATAATGTTGGCAAACAAAAAGCAAAACTAAAGCAACGGCGCATCGATATTTTTCGAATTTCATGAACAATTTAATCAAGAGAACCAAAACAATTACTTTAATTAAATCATCCTTAATGGAAACCAATTTATCGGTAATCACCAATCCAGTTTGTGAAAAATTTGTTTGCAAAACAGGCAGCATTGAATCTAGAAAAGTAGTAATACGGTTAATATCACTAGCTACTCCATCAATCCTTTCTGAATCAGGAATTTCTGCTGCTTTCTTTGCAAAAGTTCGTAAATCATCGAAGAGTCCTTGAGCATGCGGGGTCATTTGAGCATGGGGTCGTTTTGAAATACGTTGAAGTTGTCGTAAAAGAGTTTGAATCTTACTATCCCTTCTAGCAAGAGCTTTTTCCAACCGTGTAACTCGAGGGTCGTTATTGTGAGTATACACGGGGCGCGATTGCATGGGACCAGGATTAGATTCAACATCTCCAGACAACTTCAATTTATTTACATGAGCGTGTTCCGTTTCAAGCCATTGATTCATCAACTCAAACCATCTACCTTCATTCTGAAAATCGAAATCTTCAGGAAAAAGGCAGTAAGTTCTCATTGGCAATTCAAAGATAAGTTCGTCATAAATTTCATCAAAAAATAAGGATCGCAAAACTCGTGCAAGTGGTGCAATTTCATTTTTTGGAGCTGAAAACATAAGGTCTAATAGCAATTCATCAGACTCTTCCAAGTATTCGCGTAGAACTTGAATCGTAGGAATGAAATTTTTGATGTCATCATCAAAGACAATCATACCAAAGAAAGTATGAACAAAAGTTTGTTTATTGAGCTTTTCGAATGGGCCTATCGTTTCAGAGCTCTCCCAATCACAACTATTCGGTTGTATCATTCTTGTTTTTTCTTCTTTTCACCTATGGTTAGGATCCATTGGTGCGGTGTTGCTCCCTAGTAGAACTACAATTTAGATCATTTAGTACATAGTCTCCAGTAATCTGAAGAGACGTCTCAAGTAGAAATCCTTGTAATGATTATTATACAGCAATCAACAAGCTGTCTTAACATCAATTTAAATATTGTCTAAAAATTCTGTGCAATTTTATTAACCAATTTACTATACTGAATGCGCGGGTTTTGAAGCCGTGTTAGACAGAGTAGTGATAAATGAAAACGTTACATTTATCAGGAATTTTATTATGCACGTCACATTAAAGACGCAATAAAAACTTTAATTAAAATTTGTTATAGTTAGTAAAAATAATAAAATCAAATTACTGTTTGTTGTCCAAAAAGGGCAATTGTACTGATTTGATATAAATAAAAATTAGAATTTAAAAAGGGGTTTAAAGAATATTAAGCGAGCCTAATCAGTTCCAAGTGTGTTCCATAATTAATGATAAAAGGTTCACGTAAGAAATAACTATTAAGAATATTTCGTCCTCATGGTTCATGTTATCAATAAAATATGCTTCTTTTGATGGCTGCAAATCGGCAGGCGAAATTTGTCTGTAACAGAGTCCCATCTTTGGTGGGGCCATTGTATGTACGAATAAATTTG